ACCTTTGGCGTCCAGAGCTACGATTACGGTCAAGTTGAGATCGCATCGGAAGTTGGCTGGGATGCTTATATGAGCGTTGCTAACGGCATCATGAAGATGCTGGATGGCACGGGACTTCTTCACGGTTATAGCTTCAATAGTTGGTCTGATGTGATCACCTATGATGAGGCGTTTATCGAAGAGTGGCTGGCATCTGACCAGACCTCCCTTTATTATTCGCTTCAGGTAATGGGTGACACGCAAGACAAGACCAGCGCATATGCCGCATTGGATGAGTCGGAAGTGGACGATTACCTGGAGTCACTTCTAAATGATCCTGCTCCTGATTGTAATTGCGGCGAATGAATCCTTATCAAACACTTCTAAATCGTAAACGTACTTGGACACCTGTCCAGACCACCGCTGGTCAAGTTGTAGAGGGTGCGGAAGAGGCTATCTTCCGTGCCTTGGCTATCCGCCACATGGAACTTCCAGTCGGTGACTTTATCACTGATGCACTAGACAATGATGTACCGGCGCTGGCAAGGGAAGTCCTTCAATCCAACGTCCAAGACGAGATTAAGCACGACCTTGCACTGGGTTATATTACCAACTCCCTGGGTGTTGATGAACAAGCTGAGGAGGAAGCCAAACGGATCCGCGACGCTTGGGTTGCTCACCCGGATCACACGATCCTCAAGGCGTTGGTTGCCGAGCGTTCGATTTTCTTTGTCCTCCTACCCTTTTTCCGTTTTAACGGAGATGCGGCGCTGAGAACCGTCTCTGCTGACATCTCTCGGGACGAGCAGGTTCACGTTGCTGTCAACTCTTTGGTCGCACGTGAACTTAACCTTGAAGTTTCTCCATCTTTGGATAAGCTGCGCAAGGCAACTATTAACTGGGTGCTGCAGCCTCTCAAGGCAAACAACCCCTCTAAATATTTGAACAAAAAATTTTGGCTCGATTCTAGCGACCGCTTGATGTATGAGGGCAAAGCCCCAGAACTTTCTGATACACGGCGAGCCCGTATGCCAGCTTTCTTTGAACATGCAAATCCCAACCTCCCTCAGTACGCTTAATGTACTGACCATTGAGCGTCTGCTAGGAGAACTAGAAGAACGCTTTCCACTCACCAACCCACAACCAGGCACTGACCTGGATCAAATCATGTACAGATCTGGTCAACGTAGTGTCGTAGACTGGATCGCCTCTAGACTTTCTGAAGGAGATTAATTATGTGCGGCGGTGGTCGCAGGGCTCACCATGCTCGACAAGAGGCAATGCGTGAAGCTACTCGTCAATCAAATGCTTTTGAAGCAATGCTCCGTCAACGTGAAAAGGAGCAAGAAAAACTGTTGGAATCTTTGAAACCAGCAGAAGATAAATACACTCCCCCTCCGACCACGGTTAACGCCATGCTTGGAGTTCGGGGTATCAAACCTAAGAAAGGAGCTAAAGCTTCTACGCTGGGATCCCGTCGTGGTATCTCCCAGCTTCGCATCCCCCTCAACATCGGTGGAACAGCCGGTGGTACTAACGTCCCTAGTTAAGTAAATGAACGCACGTAGCAGGTACGATTATCTAACCAGTGACCGGCAACATTTTCTTGACATTGCAGTTCAGTGCTCTGAGCTAACTCTTCCTTACCTCATCCATCGTGATGAGATCAGACCAACCTACAAACAACTGATTCAACCTTGGCAAGCTGTTGGAGCTAAGGGTGTGGTGACGTTGGCAGCAAAGCTCATGTTGAGTTTGCTTCCTCCACAAACCACGTTCTTTAAACTTCAACTTCGTGACGACAAGCTAGGTACTGAGCTGCCTGCTGAGATGCGTTCCGAACTTGATTTGAACTTTGCTAAGATTGAGCGTATGGTGATGGATTCGATTGCTGCTTCCAGTGATCGTGTCGTTGTTCACCAAGCTCTCAAACATTTGGTTGTTGGTGGTAACGCTCTGATTTACATGGGTAAGGATGGACTTAAGCATTACCCACTGAACCGTTATGTCGTAGAACGTGATGGCAACGGTAACGTAATTGAGATCGTAACCAAAGAACTGATCAACAAAAAACTTCTACCAAAACAGATGGTAGATGATGTTAAAACTGAAACAGTTACAAGTCCTGGTTTGCATGGTGATGAGGTAGAAATCTACACCCATGTTAAACTAGATAACAACCGTTGGATCTGGTATCAGGAAGCACTCGACAAACGAGTCCCTGGTAGCGAGGGTAAGTCACCTAAAGATGCAAGCCCCTGGTTGGTCCTTCGTTTCAATACCGTGGACGGTGAATCCTATGGTCGTGGTCGATGCGAAGAGTTCCTTGGTGATCTGAAGTCACTCAACGCACTGTCACAGGCCATCGTAGAAGGCTCTGCAGCAGCTGCTAAAGTAGTCTTCGTGGTATCACCCTCAAGCACCACGAAACCAGCCACCATCGCCCAGGCAGGAAACGGTGCGATCGTTCAAGGTCGTCCCGAAGACATCGGTGTTATCCAAGTGGGTAAGACTGCTGACTTCCAGACTGCTATGACCATGATGCAACAGCTTGAGCGTCGCTTGGCTGAAGCATTCCTCATCCTTAACGTTCGTCAATCTGAACGTACTACCGCTGAAGAGGTTCGCCTGACTCAGCTTGAACTTGAACAACAGCTTGGTGGATTGTTCTCCCTGCTGACTAATGAGTTCCTTGTTCCGTACCTGGATCGTAAGTTGATGGTCCTGCAACGTAACGGTGAGCTGCCTAAGATTCCTAAGGATCTTGTTAACCCAACCATCGTTGCTGGTATCAATGCCCTTGGTCGTGGACAGGATCGTGAGTCTCTCACTTCCTTCATCATGACCATTGCACAGACTCTTGGTCCTGAGGCTATGATGCAATACATTAATCCTGATGAGGCTATCAAGCGATTGGCAGCTGCACAAGGTATTGACGTACTGAATCTGGTCAAGAGTATGGAAGATCGTCAAGCAGAAATGGATGCACAAGCTCAGCAGGAACAAGACATGGCTATGATGCAGGCTGTTCCTAATGCTCTGAAGGCTCCACTACTTGACCCCTCTAAGAACCCTAACGCTGGTGAGATTGTCAACAACGTTATGGGCGCTGACATCATTCCCCCTAATGAATAAACATGGCTGAAATAATGACCTATGACCCCACCAACGATTCGGTCGTTACGGAGTCAATCAATGCTGACGAAGCAGAATCCCTAGCCATCGGTGAAGAGATGATGGCTCAGCAAGAACAGCTACTTGCTGGTAAATATAAAAATGCTGAGGACCTGGAGAAAGCCTACATGGAGCTTCAAAAGAAGCTAGGCTCCCAGGAAGAAACTTCTGAACCTGCTAAGGAATCAGAAGATCAAGGCACTGAAGATGAAGCTGTCGATTTCTTGTGGAAAGTCAATGACGAGTACGAAAAGAACGGCGGTAAACTCAGTGACAAGACCATGGAAGAGTTCGGTAAGATGTCTTCCCAGGAACTTGTCGAAGCCTTCTTCCGTTATCAAGACACTGTAGAGAAAGCTGATGCTCCTCAAGGTGTTGAGCTGACGGATGCACAAGTTAACGAAGTCCAGAACTTTGTTGGTGGTGCTGAGAAATATCAAGAGCTTGTTAGCTGGGCAGCTGATAACTTCTCTGAGGAAGAGATCACTGCCTTTGACAGTGTGGTTGAGACAGGTAACATTCCTGCTATTCGACTTGCACTCCAAGCTCTTCAGTATCGCTACCAAGACAACGTGGGTTATGAAGGAGAAATGATTCAAGGCAAGGCTGCTCAATCACGTGATGCTTTCCGCAGTCAAGCGGAACTTGTACGTGCTATGAGTGATCCTCGCTACGACAATGATCCTGCATACCGGAGCGAAGTCATGGATAAACTGGCACGATCTGGACTTAACTTTTAATGAACGACACAAACATCTGGGCTAAAGAGCCACCCCTTATTATGACCGACCATCCCTACGGTGTCCCACATAACGAACGAGCTGAGCAGCTCAACGGTCGCCTTGCTATGCTTGGTGTCATGGCTGCTCTTGGCGCTTACGCGCTGACTGGACAAATTATTCCTGGTATCTGGTAATGCCTAAACGCGGCTT